ATTTAGCTGAAGAAGGTCCAAATTGGAATGGTAATTTTCAAGATAATTGGATTGCAATACCTCTTGGAGAAGGTGCAAGTGGTAGTACTGGAGGCACTTATCCTTATCAAATATCAGATATACCAAAACTCTCAATTAAAACCAAAGAAGTTGGAAGAGTAAGCAAATTTGAAATTACAAATACATCTGATTATGCAGTTTATGCTTTAGATTTAGTTCCTGGTAGATTTTATCCAAGAGGTAGACCCGATCCGAGAAAACAACCTGTTGATACTGGTAAAAGAGATACTACACAAGATACTTTTAGAGGCGAATTAACAAATGGTAGAGGAAATGCAAGAAGCACAGCAGAATTAGATTGGTACACTACTTATGTAAAAGGAGGTAAAATGAAATCTTCAATAACAAAAGGATTTAAGTTTGGATATAAAGTGTAATGAATTATCAATCTATTAGAGCAGCCGTTGAGAATCCAATGCTTACAGCATTTTCTGGATTATCACCTTCTGTTCCTGTTTTCTTTGATAATATTACTGCTGTACCAGTTGGAAGTGTTACAGAATATGTACGAGTAAATATTACTTTTGGAATTACAAATGAAGTAACTCTTACTTCCAGCGTTGATACAGCAAGAGGTGCAATTATTATTCGTGTTTATTCTGAAAAAGGTAAAGGACCAGCAAGAAATCAGACTCTTGTGACTACTGCTGTTAATGTTTTAGAGACTCTCAATAATGCTGCGAAAACAAATTCAGGTGTGTATTTTAAAACTGGTAATATTGATGGACCAACATTTTCTACAACAGAAAGTCCTCCTTTATTTGAAGGAAGAATAGATACTTCTTATGTTGCCACTGTTTTAAGCTAAACAAATTACCAAAATCTGCTAACCTATAATTAGGTCTTTCATTTACGTTATGGCAGCTACTTGTTTATCTGGTACCTCTGGTGCTCTTTACTATAAACCTGCTGGTACTATTGGAACTTTTAACTCAAGTGACGTTACTATCGGTACGGAAACAATCACAGTCGATCCTTTTTTGAATTTTGAAGCAGGAGATCCTGTTAAATTTTCTGTTGTTAATTCACAGACAGGTGCTGCTGGTACAGGTACCTTACCTGCTGGTCTGACTACTTCAGATACATTTTTTATTAAAACCTATACTGCTGCAACAGGAGCATTAACAGTTTCTTCTACTAATGGTGGATCTGCTGTTGATATTACAGATACAGGAACTGCTGCTTCTCCAAACGTATTTCAGATTGCTTATGGTGCTCATGAGAGTGTTTCTCAGGTTAGAGAATGGACTTTTGAGATTACTAGAGATGAGATTGATGTAACAACTATTGGAGGAACACCAGGACAGTTTGTGCCATTTAAAAAGTTTATATCAGGTTTTGGTGATGGTTCTGGTTCTGCAACTGTTTATATGACAGATGAAGATACAACTCTTGCCAACAGAATGATTAAGGACGTTTTACAAAGACAACAGGTAGGTGCTTCATTTAAACTTTATATAGATCAGGTATTCTCTGGCGGTAATGTCAGTGATACATTAAGTCGTTTTATAAGTTTTGATGCAACATTAACATCTGCTGGATTCAGTGTTAACCCTGATGATCCTCAATCAGTAACTGTAGAGTTCAGACCTTCTGCACAGCCTACATTTGATTTATCTAAATCATAGTTATTGATAACTTATATAGAACTGATATAATATAATAATAAATATATATAATTTATGGCATCAAACAAGACCATGCGAGCGATTGATCGTTTGCGTAAAGCTGCAAATTTAGAGGCAACAAAAAAAGAGGTTACATTATCTGATGGAACGGTCTTTGAGATGTGGGTAACACCTTTAACTCTTGCTGAAAAGGAAAGAGCTTTAAAAATATCAAAAGATGACACAAGTGATTTTGCATTACGATTATTTTTATCTAAAGCACAAGATGAGAATGGAGAGAAGTTATTTCAATCAGGTGAGATCGATATTTTAAAAAATGAAGTAAGAGATAGTGATCTACAAAAATTAATGTTATCTGTTATGAGGGAGGAAGAAGAACCTATTGACCCAAAAGACTAAGTGCTGAATTGCGAAAAGATAATTTTATGATGTTGCAATTTGGTATAGCAAAAGAATTAGGCATGAGCTTATCTGAGGTTAGAAAAATGACACTTGAAGAGATAATTGGATGGAGTGCTTATTTTCAAGTATTGAATGAAAATCAGGAAAAAGAAATGGAAAAAGCTCGTAGACGAAGGTAGAATAAAAAAAATATCTTTTTTCAAGTGGCAAACGCTAAATATACAGCAGCAATACAATTACAGGTAGATAATTTAAGAGCTTTAGATAAAGTTGAGTCAACATTAAAAAATATAAATGCAATTACAGACAGATTAAAAAAGAAAAAATTAGATTTATACGATTCTGGAAGAGGTGGAAGAATTGGTGGTAGAGGTCCAATGCGTGATGCTATAGGTGTAGCGTCTAGACAAGCAACTTTAACAGTAAAAGGATTTTTAGATGGATCAAAAAAATTTGGTAAATCTGTTAATTCAATAAATAGTCAATTAGGAGATTTTAATGAGCTTATTAACTCGACAGCAATAAAAGGTAAAGGTATATTTGACAAACAAAGAATCGAAGTACAAAATTTAGCAGAAGTTTTTACTCAAGCAACAAAAAGAGCAAAACAATTAGCAGAAGCACAAGAAAATTTAAGAAGAACTGCTGATCCCACTAGGTCAGGAACTGTGGTAGAGGCAGAAGTAAGAAACAGGAACAGAAGATCTAGGGTTAGAAGGGGTAGAGAAAGGCAGCAAAGATTTGAGAGAGCAAGAAGTAGTGCTTTGATCGGTGGTGCTTTTCCTTTGTTATTTGGGCAAGGAGTTGGAGCCTCTGCTTTAGGTGCTGCTGGTGGTTTTGGTGGCGGTTTAATGAAAGGGCAGATGGGTTTTGCTCTTTCATTGGTTGGTACATCTGTTGGTGCTGCGATTGATGGATTAGTAAAAGATACAGCTAAATTAGGACAAGCATTAAGTCCTTTATCACAAGATATTCAAACAGTTACCACATCTTTGGGTTTACAAAATAGTGCACAGGCTGCACAATTACAGCTTTTAGAACAAGTAAAAGGAAAAACTGCTGCTTTTAATGTTGCTATGCAACTTATGGCAAATGATTTAGGTCAAAAAGGAGTAAATGCCTTAAAAGTTTTTGGAGAATCAGCTAGGATTTTAGGTGGTGAATTTAAACTTGCAATTACTAGATTACAAGCATTTTCTGCAAGTTTTTTAAACTTTGTTTTAAGAGTCACTGGAGCTAAAAAAACTTTAGATAAAGCCGATCAAGAACGAACTATAAATTTTGCAGCAATAAGAGGTGATGAAGAAGCAAAAGCAATACAAGCAGAACAAAAAAGAATTGACCAAGCACCTTTAATAAGACGAACAGGAGCTATGGGTCAATCTTTTATGGGTCAATCTCAAGAAATAATGCAAGATCAGAATGTATTAAACAGAAGGAAAGAGATATTTACATTATTAAATAAAGAAAGAGTAGCATTATCTAACATAAATCAAGAATCTTTATCTTTATCGCAAACTTTGGAAGATGAAGTTAAATTAAGAGAAAAAACTGAAAGATTAATAAGAGAAGGTAATAGTAAAACATTGGCAGAAAAATTAGCAAAGAATGAAGTCATTTTTGAAAAAGCAAAAGAAAATATACAAATGCAAATAACTTTAAATGAAATTTTAAATAAAGATGAATTAGATAAATTAAAAATAAAAGAAAAAAATAATACATTATCTGAAGAAGAAAAGAAAAGATTAGATGATATAAGAAAAATTCAAGAATTTTTAAATAATCAAAAGAAACATCAAAATCATTTATTGGATGAAGCTAATAAAAAAACTAAAACTTTACATGATGAAACTAAAAAATTAAAAGTTACAAGACAGCAAATAGCGGATTTACTGGCAGATGAAACTACTAGTGCTGTAATGGGTCTTATAGAAGGAACAAGAACATTAGGTGAGTCTTTAGCAAGTGTTGCTAAATCATTGGCAAAAATGTTTCTTAATGTTGGTTTTCAAAATATGTTTAATACTTTGCTTGTTAAACAAGAGCAGGGTGGTTACAACAGAGCAGGTAGTTTTAAAGCTTTTCAATATGGTGGAGTCGTCAGTTCTCCTACTCTTGGAATGATTGGTGAAGGAGGTGAACCAGAATACGTTATTCCGTCCTCTAAGATGGATGGAGCGATGGCTAGATATTCCGCAGGTGCTAGAGGTGGTGCTGTCATCCCAGGAGGCTCTGGTGCGTCTGGCACGGTTGCGGGTTCTTCTGGCAATACAATCGTTGAATACACTGGTCCTGTCCTTAACTTTAATGGAGATGAATACGTTCCAAAAACTGCCGTGCCTGAAATAATTAATACTGCTGCAAGACAAGGTGGTGAGGCTGGTAAGACAAAAGCTATTTCAGCATTAAGAAATTCTCGCAGTCAACGTGCATCATTAGGCTTATGAGTATTACATATCTAACTACTTTTCTTAAACTTGAAAATCCTACAGATCCTAGTGGTCATAAGCATTTTCAAAATAGCGTCAGAGGTGATATGAACACAACAACTGCTGCATCAAATCAGATAACAAAAGATGGTGTGAAGTTTAATTTTTTACCTTTTATATATCAAGGTGCTGCAAAAACAAAATCTGGTGACAACTTAGAAGCCCAAATAATTCTTGCTAATAATTCTGTTGCAATGAATCATGTAAAACAGGCTTTACAGGATAAATGTAATGTAACAGTCAGTGTCTGTAAGATGAAAGAAGATTTTACTGTAAGACAAGTTTTAACAACAGAACATTGGCTTCTAGCTTCTTTTGCTTATGATGCAACAACTATAGAAGTATTATTAAGCAGTTCTATTGATGCGGTTGGAACTACTGCTCCTAACAGAGTTTTTACAGAAAATATTGTTGGATTTTTACCTCGTACTGGTAATATCCAAACCTTATGAAACCACATCAGCTTATTGGTTTACGATATAGGTTAGGTGCTGATCCTGACAGACATCAGGCAGCAGATTGTGTCTCTTTAGCAAGACATGTTTTAAAATATTACGGTATTAATTCACCAGAACCTACAAGAGATTGGTACAGAAGAGTAAGACGAAAAGATTTTTCTATATTTAAAGAACAATTAGAAAACTGGGGAAACGAGACAAATGAGTTTAAAATAGGTACAGTAGCATTATGCAAATCTAGTATTGGATATGGTCTTGCTGT